CAGACATAAACAGGGATCATATCATTTATGTTCGTTGTTGTTGTTTTCGGACCCGTCTGACGACTGTGGGGGCCCGGGCGCGTGCTTCGCGCGGTACGCGCGGCGTTCTGCGGGAGGGTACGGGTGTTGATGTCGTGGGTGGAGTTCCCACTGGGGGATCGGCGATGGATACTTTTGCCGGTAATACATCGCCGTCAACCACGACGTCAACGACGGTAGGTTGTGGGGCTTTGGGCTCTGCACATACTGGAGCGCGAAGGAGTTCCGCTGACGTTTGGGTGTTAACCAACCAGTCAGTGAACTGACCTCGATCGAACTCTTCAAACTGTGCAATGCATTCATCATCCATCCATCCATCAACATTTTCATTGGGGTATTGGACGGATGCTTCAAATTTTGACCACCAATTACCGATTCCACGTAAAGCCTTGGGGCGATAGGGTGACAGCAGTAACACCCGTTTACAAAAAGGTCCGAGTATCGGAGTGTTTCCATCTGTCGCCACGTATGAGAGGCACTTTTCGACCAACTTATGCTCAGGTGCAACGTCTTTAGGCATGCGAATCGTTGTGTGGAACTTCGACAACTGTCTTTTGATGTCACACATACTGTTAGTATCGCCATACCAGACGTTTGATGAATAATAGCGTGCCAAAAAGTTGACCCCTCGAAACCCTCTTTGTACAGTTGCTGCTTCCAGGACAAGTCCCAGTCGCTTGGCAGACCATTCATGGTCCGCAGTGGGCAATCCAGCATCGAGACCGTCGTCACCAAGGTGAATTCCGATCGCGGCGAAGGCCTCCGCTGGGGTTCTGTAACGGCCGGAGGGCATACGTTGGTGTCGCAACGCAAGGTAAGCGCAGAAAGCGGCGCGATTAGTTTGGAACAGGCTTGTTGCAGCGCAACCTGATCCATGGGATGGTCCTTGTTCGAATGTGGTTCCATTTGGTAAAAATCCGGTATTATCTACGTTCGTTTTTAAAATTTCATTCACTTTCGCGCGGTGGTTTGCGAATATCTTCATCATAATCGCTCGGTCTACCTGTCTCAACACATAGCTAATTGTTCCGTCCATTCTATGAAAGTCCGAAATATTCACGTATGACTCCGCATTACTGCAGATTTCACTCACACGTGTAGCTAACTCTAAGGGTGTTTTTCCAGGGCCGTACCACTGATATTGTTTCATATGTTCACTCAAGGCCAGAGCGAACATGGACATATCAAGTTTATCAGCATCATTATAAGTGGATATATTTCTGGGGTCTTTAACTCCTGGATAAACCTCTCCTTTAATGTGACACTTTAAAACTAATTTCCGATACCAGCCGGTCACGACGGCTCGTATCAATGAAACAACTTGTGACGCGCGGGTTTGTTTGTCAGCTACAACTTCATAACAAACAGGTTCGAGGACCGCGCCTTGCACGACGAGTTCAGCAAACTCGTCAATGCACCGGTCACGAAACTTGCACGGTTTGGGGTCAGGCTTGCGGAGACCATTAACTCGGCCTTCAACGCATTGCTCTTCCCCGGCCTTATTCGGCACAGGTACAAATGCTTCGTGCACCAAAGGTGACATGAATGCTTCCACCTTTACTCTCGCATCCTGGTCGTACTCATCAGGCTTGTATTGGTAACTACGTACTGATTTTTCGACTGGGAATACAGTCAATTTACTGCGTGTACATGTAGCGCGATGATATCGCGTCAGTACAGCCGCAGCTGACCGGTTATCCTTAATCCAACTTGCTGTGGTGGGCAACATCAAGTTGGTTGTTCCAAGATTCGCAACTGTTGCGATACACTCGTCGACTTCGACACTGACGTCAGCGCACAGGAATGAACCTGCGACAGCTGTCGTCACGTAAGCTTCTCCATTAGGCTTCAGCACATCAAATCTGATGAACTTAGTGTCAGGAGTACTCACCACGGGATTAAAGCGTGTGAGCTTACTAGTCTCAAGTAGAAAAAGCGATAACCAACATCCGAGTCCATAAAACTCCCTCATGGGAGCGAACAAAATCAGTTGTCTATTTCGAGACACCTGTTTCCGCTCTATGGAATATGCTATTGATGTCCACGGTATGCCAAAGACATATCTCGTAACCATCACGGAATCCATGCCATAATTCCAAATATAGTGCTGATAAGCACCTCCTCCGGCCACGGTGGTCTGTAAAGACCCGTCTTCCATGAACCGGTAAGCGGTGTTATCAACTCCTGTCTGTGCTGCAGATTCTGGAACCATTGTATATAATAGCAATGGTTTAGCTTCTTCAGCAAGAAGATTAGGCATGTCAACATAATAGTCAACATCACACATATAACGAATGTCGTCTTGTTTAGGATTGTCATTGCGGTTAGTAGCGTTGGCATCCTTGCTCCAGAACCACTGGCGAGTTCCGCGATAGTTTTTGCGTTGGTCAGAACGTGACATTCCGACTATGAATACAGATGCGCCACAATATTGCGCAACGTTCATCACAAAAGCTGTCGCGGCTGTTCTACACCCAGCGGCTTCGGCGTGTGTATGTCCCAATACAGTCACTATTGGGTCTACACATGTGGTTGTGAACGCATCACGAACAAGGTCCGACTCAATTGTCGGTTTGCGCGATAAGCGTTCACAAATAGAAGAAGCGGCTCCCCGCAAATCTTCCATCTTCGTATACAACGCGAATCCCAAGAAACTTATGGTACTCGCAGTTAAAGCTAACTCGCTTCGTTGCATGAACGGCATTGGGTGATCA